GTTCTAGTAAGGCCTAGCCTTACTGTTCGGTCGGAGCAGCTTGCTTGGGGGTTCAGTGCCACACCCATTGATTGGCTTTTAAAGCCACAACCTTTGATTGGCCCTGGTAAAACGCACGCGCATTTTCAACGACGCGCGTGGATCTTCCTCCGGCGCCACCGCCGCTATGGCGGCAAACAGCACATCAGCAACTGTCAGAGGGTTCGGTGCCCAGCGCCTCCGAGACATTGTCTTGGTCGCTATCAGCGCGGCGATCGCTCAGGCGTTCCCACACATCCCATGGAGTGTGGAGGCGTTTGTTGCGCTCGTGCCGAGCTATGATTCGCCAGTTACGCTCTTTGGTTACACGACTAAGGCGGGTTTCGGACCCGTCTGCATTGCGTTTTCCATCGGGGGCGGAGTGGGCCTCATCGGAATCTACGCAGCCGCTTTTGTGCTCCTTCCCCGCGTCAAGCGCTGGGCCGGCTACACGGCCAGCCCGCGCATCGTCGTATCAGGCACCTCAAGGTCCCGAAACACTCGAGGACTCTATGCCCTGAATGGGGGTAAGTTTGCTGTCCGCTTCAACGACGGTGGCGCGCTGCATGCCGTCCGTATTGTTGCTATTGAGCACAAGCCGGATGGAACGCTCACCGAGAAACTCGAGCTCTGCGGGGACGGACCCTTGCTTAATGAATCGCAAGTGGTGGAAGACATTGGGCAGACTATTGCGACCCGATCGTCGTCCCCGAATTTTCTAGTCGGCATAGGCCACGTGACGGGGGGCATTTTGCATCCCACCGCGATTGGCTGGAGACACGGCGACCACATGATGACGGCGGCCCATGCGATTTTGGGAGACATGGGATTGCACAATTCTGCTGAGCCTGTCGTGTTCAACTTGTTCGACCAGAGCAAGGTTGCGAGATTGGACCTTTCTCCGGAAGCCATTACTGGCTATCGCGATTTCAAGTCCGCTTCCTGTACCGACATGGCGGGTGTCAAGGTCCCACGGGATTCTTGGGCCGTCGTGGGAGTCAAGGGAGCCAAAGCGACCAACTACAGCCATCAGGGTGAGGGCCTGGTCCACATTTGGGGTCATCCCGCTGGGTACCCCCTTGTGAATACCGGTGTCCTGGTTAAGGACCTAGAGGCGGGGCGTCACGGACTCCTGCATCACAAGGTCAACACTGAGGCTACCTTCTCTGGTTCCCCTATCTGCCGCAAGGTGTCTGGCGTGTTCGTCATTGTCGGCATGCACATCTGTGGAGACAAGGGGGGGGGTTTTAACACTGGAGTGAGTTCGTGGACGGTGCTCAAGATGAAGCGCAAGTTGGGTTTGCTGCCCACCATCGTGGACCGCGCCCTCGACATCATCTGTGAGTCTAAAGAGCCGCGAGAACTCCAGCCTTACCCCGATGAGGAGGAGGAGGTCGACTTCGAAGCCGACTGGTATTTCCAGCGGCTCCGCAACCAGAGAGATACAGAGTACGAGAAAGACTACGTGCAACATCTGATCACAGGGGATGGCGGCGAAGGTGACGCCCCCCCGAGTTATTCGAAGTACGCAGTTAAGGCCCGTGGTCGCAAAGATCAGGGCGCGCGCAAACCGCCCATCGACAACCCTATCGAAACATGGGGCCACAGGGAAAGCCTCCCTGTGGGCTTCGAGCCGTTGCACGTCAGGTTGGCGAACAGTGAAAACCACAGTTTTCCTGTTTCCAGCCGCGTCATCGAGCACATTAATAGGGATCTTCGTGAGTACGAGACGGATTATGATGTGGCTGTGCAGACGCGCGCGTTTCGAGATGAACAATGGGAGAGGCCGCGCATGTATGATCGCAACGCCCCCAGCATCTCGGAGATCATGGGTCCACTTCTCGGTCACAAAGGGAAGGAGGACGTTAGAGCAATCTTCCAGCTCGCGTTCCACTCTCCAAAAGACGTCTATGAGTCTCCGGAATTCTCTGCTCTCCGCTCTTATGTGGCCTGTGGCGACAAACAGCGGTTGAGCGAAGAGGACGTCCAGCGGATTATGGTAGACGGTGATGACCTTCCATGCTTCAAGCATGTGGCAACGGCGGATGTCCACAGCGGCAAAGCTGCCGTGCGCAAGTACATGACCTCCGACCAAGAGGCATTCTTGAAGGAGCACGTGCCTGAGTACGCGGCAAAGGCTGCTTCATACGTATGGCCGCCGCAAGGCTACAGAGCTGTGGAGGACTCCATGCAAGCGCAGGCGAAAGAGCAGAAACGAAGTTCTTTGGAAGGCCTTGATTCCGATCGTTGGATCCAGTTTCTGGAGAAGAACACCCCTTTTCATTATTGGGCCCCGGTGTTTTCTAAATACCGGTCCTTTTGGATGAGGATGGCGGATGGAATGGACAAAGACAAGAGCTCCGGCTGGACCAAGGAATACAAGGCTGGACCAAAGAGGGCCATTTTGGAAGACCCCGAACAACTGCAAGCGGTTTACAACATCACTCTTCTCCGTCTTGGGATGATCGTGTGTTGCGGCTATCGAATGGTCGCGAGCATGTCCCCCATGGAAATAGTTGAGAGAGGGCTGGGTGACCCATCCGTGGTGAGCGTCAAAGCCGAGGCCCACGCCGACGCTAAGGCTCAACGTAAGGCCTGGCGCTTGATTTGGGCCCAAAGCCTTGTCGACTCATTCGTCCGGCTCACGACTTCCTACTACGGGAATAAGCAGGACATGATCTGCTATAAGAACGGGTCCATCAATTCCCTTATGGGGGGTTTGGGCCATCATGACGACGGCATCAAGCGGATCGGAACAGTGATCGATTGGCTCGCGGGCGACGCAAATGACAAAGTCCGCGATCGTGATACCGCCGGATGGGATCTAGGGGTCACCAGGGATGCCATAATGTTGGTGGCTGCACGACGTGCTGACGCAGCCTGGCTGCATCACGATGACATGTGCACCTCCGAGAGGGGCCCTAGCGACGATTTGAAGCGGAGCATTCAGGAGCTGATCATGTGTAATGGAGCTCTATCCTCAGCACATGTGTTGGCTGTCGGGAGCTCCTTGTACGAATCGTGCAGGTTCGGTCAAACTGATACCGGAACAGTTGACACCACGGCGCAAAACACTTTTATCTGTGCCGCCACAGCGCATAATGCTGGCGCGGATCGGGTGGCTTGCGTCGGGGACGACCTCATGTTCGCTGGGCTCAGGTGCTCGGAGGAGGAGTTCAACAACAAATTGGCCGCGTGGGGCATGCGTCTCAAGAACCGACAGGTGCTAGAAAGAGAAGCCGTGGACTTCACGTCCCACTTGTTCCGCCGCGAGGCAGGAGAGTGGAAGGCTGAGTTCGACAATGTCGGTAAGATGTTTGCGCATTTGATGTACCGGCCGCCTGGAGCGGACATCATCAACAGGGTGAGCGGATGCGCCTTCGCGCTCCGCCACTCGCCCCGAGCTCTGGAAAACCTGCGCGCTTTCGCCCTCGGAAAGGGATGGCTGCAGGAGGGAGCCAGCTTGACCCCAGTCGAGGGCGAGTGGGAGAGTTAGTACCTTGCGTTCTGCACACCGCTGGCTACACCGGTTTAAGTCCTACCGGGAGCTGAACGGCCGGGCACCAAAGCACGCTACATACGCTATAGAGTAGCAACTTCCAAGAACTCATGGCTCCTCAAAATAAGCAAGCTCAGGCCAGGAGGGCGGCTATCCGGGCCGCCGCGGCAGCAGCTCGTGCGGCAGTGCAAAGTTCAAGCCGGCAGCAGCGCCGACGGCGAAAGCCTAAGCCCCGGAAAATGTCTCCCACTAACAACTGGTTTGCCATGAAGACCGTGGGTACGATAGACGGGTCCAAGGTTCTTTGCATGGACGTAGTCCAGCGCATATCTTTCACCTTAGGATCCAATAACGTGGTATTTGCTACGTTCGTTCCGTACGGCAACACTGTTGGTATGCTGTTTTCAGGTGGTACTTTTACCCAATCTGTCATGCAGTTTGGTCAAATTACAACCGCTAACTTACAGTATATTCGTTACGAGAAGTTTACGGTCGAGGTCATTAACACGACGGCAATGGCTAGCATAGCTGGATCTGTGTATGCCTTGACTAATGAGGCCACGATTGGTGAGGACATTCCCACCACAGCGGCTTTAGTTGACTCTTGTTACACCTCAGTCACTCGCCACGGTAGCACCAGGGGATTCTCCGCCGCTCACGCGGCCAAGGGTTTCGTAGTGGCAGCCCTTCCCAACGGGCAAGCTTACTTCGACAGAACTTCGTGTATTGATTCTTCGGGGTCGGCTGCCAATTGGGCTGCCAATTACGGGTCCTCCGCGTCCACTGGTCTGCCATCAACTTATCCGGCTCCTATGACGCCTTTAAACCTGGCGTTTTCAGTGCCGGGCACAGCACAGTCATATGAGCTGGTGTTGCGTGGTTGTGTTCAGTTGTCTTACGACCCCGGCGTGATCTTGGGAGAGCTCATGTCGCCCACCAAGGTTGTTTCACCTCAAGCCGTAATGAGCAGCGTAGCGAGCTTGCGTGCGGTCACCAACGTCATGGAGTCCGCCCATCGCTCAGCCGACGCTTTCACCGGCTTGGTCGGTGCGGTTGGAACGGCTGGCGCCGCCGCTGGCGCGGCTCTCGGTTACCGCCGCGGTCGCAACGGGCCGCGCCTTGGTGGAATGCTTCGCCAAGGCGGCGCCTTCAGGGGTGGCTATGAGCTGTAAGTCGCTCGACGCGGTCAACCTTGCCGCTTCAACGAGAGGTCCCTCTGTGGGTTACACGTAGCACCCTTCGGGGTTTCGCGGTCAACCTTGCCGCTGCTTACAAGAGGTCCCTTTGTGGGTTACACATAGCTCGCGGTCAACCTTGCCGCTCCAGTAAGAGGTCCATGGTGGGTATCACCCCCTGAGTCGGGACAGACTCCTGACGGCCTGGCGACCGTCAGAC